CATCCAATTCATCGGTGTTATAATCGTCACCAAAATAATCTTCATCATCAATGTTTATCTCAAAATCATCATCGTCTTCAGGATCCATACGGTGTTTGCGACCCATATGATAACGTTCTTCCATTTCTCCTTTTAAGTGTTTTGAATACTCATCTTCATCTTCATCTTCGTCGTCACCATCCATCATAATTTCATAGATAGTTTCAACTTCATTTTCTTCTTCATCCATCCAAGCTTCATCAAGTTCGTCATTCATTGACATTTCCTTTTCATCATATTCTTGTTCGGATTCACTTAATTGAATAAAATAGTCAACATCGTTATTCTCATCAGATAAATGTATCATATCATCTTCTTTTTTAACGATTACGCCATCCTCAGGTCCCATTGCTTTGAATACTTTCAAAACATCCTCATCGGAAGCACCTGTTAAATCAAGCGTATCATCGTCAGACACATCAGTATCATCAAATTCCAACTCATCGTCGTTATCTGTTACATCAACGTCTAAGTTATCAGTGTCATCATCTGATACATCAGTATCATCTGAATCAACATCTAGATTAATCACCTCATCGTCATCTTGTTCGTTAAGGGACTCTTTTACTAATGATCTGATTTCTTCCTTCATTGTAGAAGCAAGTATTCCTTTTGCGTTTTCGTTAATAACTTCCTCCAAATTTTTCATTTGTAAGAAAGTTTCTTCAACTAATGATTTTTCTTTGCTCATTATAAAATTGTTGTTTTTACAATATAAATATTAACAACTTTCAAAAAATTCACATTTTAATAGCAATGAGACAAAAAAAAATGGAGATATTAAAAAATACCTCCATTCAAAAAAATGTTAATTAAGTAAAACTTAGTCGATTACTTCATCAATTTTACTTTCAGTTATTGATGTAATTCTCCAATCCATTGAATAATTTTCATACACTTTAGTTACCTTTGCTTCAACATCAGTAGGTGTATATCCCATTACCAACTTTTCTTCTCTTACTTTTTTTACTTTACCAGATTCACTATCCAATAAATCAGATGTGATTTTAGCCACAAAATATTTTTCTCCTTGTTCCATAAATAATAAATTAATTTATAGAAATATAAAATAGTTTTTTTTAGTTGTCAAGGAAAGCGGATAATTTATCCATTAATTTTTTTGTTTGTTCAATAGATGAAGATTCCATTCCTGTTGCTCTTTGAGCATTCATATTTTTTTCTTCATCAAGATTTTCTTCGTATTTCAATCGATCATTTTTATCTAAAAATAAATAAGCTCCTGGCGTTGATGGAGATGATACAAGGTCAAAACAAATTAATTCGAAATCATCCTGAACTTCATTTTGGTCTCCAACTTTTTTCAATGACCCCACTCCACGAGAAGAAATTCCTAATGTAACTCCTTGACGTAAGTAATTTGCGGCTAAATCCCCTTTTGTGGAAACAATTCCTCTCTCATGAAAACCAGGGCTAGTTAAAAGTTTTAGTTTACCCAAAAGAACAGGACCTTCCCACCATACATCGGTGATTATGTGAGAAACTCTATCTAAGTCAATCAAAGAAGATTCAGGGTGGTTTAATTCAGATAAGGCAGTGCCTTTCTCTATCATCTTCTTATAATTTTCAGATTCACGCTTTAAGATCTTTTCAGGATATACCCTACCATTTCTATTTGGTGTATCATATTTTTGTAAAACCGCATAAAATTCAAATGGTTTACTATAATCAAGAGTATTAACCGATTCTTTTAAGATATCTAAATTACGACCTTCATTTGGATTTACATATCCCGCATCATACTCAATAAGAATACCTTTACCCGTATCTTTGGGTCCTAAAATTTTATAACCATTCATAGTATTTTTTTATTATAAATACTAAATGATTTCGGTTTTTACTTTATTTGGTTTAACATTACCATTTTTTGTTAGATAAAATTTGAAATTTTCATTCTTGTAAATGACATCATTATATATCCCTTTAATGATTTCTTTCAGTTTACGTTTCAATTTGAGATCTTTGAAATCAATTTCTTCAACCAAATAAAGATTAATTTCCAAATTTAAAAATGATTTTTTCTTAAGTGTGAGACCACTCGTTCTAAGATCCATGTCAACAATAAATTTATCGTCAAACATTTTTTTATCTATGTTGTTAAAAATCGAGTGTTTTATGGATCTATTCATGTTTAAAACAACTCTTGTCCAATTTTCAGATTCTTTTTTTGGTTCAACCCAAGTTTGTAAATTTAGATAGAGTGACTTGAAATTTTTGGAATCTACAGTCCCGTAGATTATTTTTGAGTTTCTAAATCCACTCAATTTTGAGGTTTTCCCTTTTTTCATTTGATATTTTCATACTTCAATAGTTTATTTTATTGAAAAATAGTTATTTTTGTGATATATATCAAATATAAAATAAAATAATATTATGCTAATAGTACAAGTAAAAAACGGGGGGATTGAAAAAGCTCTTAAAGAACTTAAAAGTAAGGTTATTAAAACCCGACAAAATTCTTTTTTAAATGACAGAAAAGAATTTACTAAAAAATCGGTTAAAAATAGAGATACCCTTAATAGAGCTATTTATCGTCAAAAATTTAAAAATAACGATTAAAGATTATTATTCAATTCTTGTAACTTCAAGTAATTCAATTTATCAAATGATTCAGTATTAACTTTTTCTATTGTTTCATTGATTCTTTCGGTCACTTCTTTATCTTGCTCACTTTCTTGGATTCTCTCTAATTTAGTTATTACATTTTCTTTTAGTGAATCATATTTTTCTTTGAGATCTTCTTCTTTTGAGGAAAGAATGGACTTTAATTTTTTCTGATCAGATTCTGATAGATTACTAACATAATTGTTAATTGTTTTATTTGCAATGTTAACCATAGTTTTTAATGGTACGTTTACAACTTCTTTATTTTGTTTCGGTGATTTAATTATTGTTTCTAAAATTGTTTTTTTACTTGTGATTTTTTCTTCCAATTTTGTTATGCCCGTTGAAAATAAATTATCGATAACATCATATTCATTATTGTATTCACTACCTTCCAACCATTTACTCAATTTTTTTAAATCTGATGGATCTATTTTGTTTATGCTATTTTCATAAACATTAATACTTTGATTGATATATTCATCAGCAACAGATTCATTCAATCCTTTGTTTGTTGTTAATTCATCATATAAGTAGAATAGTTTGGATATGTTTTTGTTTTTTAAAACTAAATTGTTAAAGTGTAACATATCCTTTTTAATTGTACCATTATTGTATGATTCAACTAATTTGTTTTCTATTTTTGATTTTAATCTACCGAATTTCATAATCTTTTTTTATTATAAATATCAATCTCTTAACAATTTGCTCAATTCACTTTCAATTGATCCCAAAGAATTTTTACCTTTTGATAAATCAATATACGTATCTCCGTAAATATCGTCGCTTTCTAACAAAATATTTAAGTTATCATTTTTCCTATTTTCAGGTAATGTTTCTTCTTCTTCAGGTGCTCCTGGAGGTGCTGGTGCCGCTGGTTCAGGTGGAGCCCCTCCTTCTTCTCCTCCTAATGGTGGTAATGATGGAGATTCTCCTCCTCCACCTAAATCAGGTAAAGACCCTCCTCCGAAAGATCCTCCACCTCCTCCACCTCCTGATGATGGTGGTGTAGATCCTCCTGCCGCGGCATTTTCGGTAGAACCTGACTTAGTTTTGTATAATTTATCAACCACATCAAACATTCCTGTATGTGTGATAATTGTTGCGGTATTTGCTAGTTCGGCAGCAACCGCTCTTTCCAATCTTTGTTGTTGAGTGTCTAATTTAATATCTTCATCAGAGAATCCAAAAATATGTTTTTTAGCCCAAGTAGCTGAGGTTGGTGCCAAACTATTCGGTATTTCAGATACCAAATCTTTATAAAGAAGAACTTTTTCTTTCCAAACATCGATCATTAATAAATCGGCCTGTTTAGATGGATTTGTTAATCCTAAAGTAAAGTTTTGTAATTCATCTTCAAATCCTAAAATAAATAAATGAATGATTGCAATTTTATTCATTTCTGCAATCATTGCTTTTTGAATTTTATTAATAGTTCTTGCAAATCGAATATCTTGTAATGATAAATTTTTACCATCCCCTACCACTTCTTCAAAACCTAAATACGCTTTAGGCACTCTTAAAGCGGTTACTAATTTCTTTTGTATGTATTCAATATCGGCAATTTCAGATAAGTTTGAGGCTCCCGGTAATGTCTCAATTGGCATTGTCTGTGTAACATCACGTACAGGTACAAAGTAATCTTGATCTACCGCCATTTGATTAAAACGTAAATCAACGTTACCTGTTTTGTTGTCCACAACTTGATCTCTTTTAAATTTGTTTGCCACACGTTGTACATATGGTTCAACGTCTTTATCGTCCATATTACCTACAAACACCTTGAATACTCTTCTTTCAGGTGCTCGAGACGTTCTATAAATTAACATTGCATCTTCAGATAATAATAATTGTTTCCAAATCCTTCTTGCCTTTTCTAACATTGATGTACCATAAGGTAATTTTCTGTCATCACCAAGTAATCTGAAGTGAGCAACCTCCCAACTATTAAATTCCATATCTTTTATTTTCCAATGGAATCTCAAACCTTTTTGTTTTGGATCTACTTCAGCATTAATTGATTTTGCCGCCATCCCTCTTTCCAATCTTTCAATTTCAATGTTGGGTAATTGCATACATCCAACAACACCTTTTTCAGGATCCAATTTCAGATATACAAAGTTATCACCATACTTACAAGTATTTCTTGTCCACATTTGTAGGTTCGTGTTGATATCTAATACATTATTGAATAAATCTGCAAGTATACCTTTTACCCTTTTTGATTCTGAATAAATCTGTAAAATATAACCATCTTGATTTGGTGTTGTGGATTCTTCGGCATATATATCTAATGCTGTGGAGATTTCGGGAGTAAACTCCATGGATTCATAGTCATAAAAAGCCGCTAATCTTGTTGGTTCATAATATACGGCTTGGGTATATAAATTATTTTCAATTTTTGTCCATTGGCCCGATAAATATAAAGATTGTTGGGCTTGTAATTTTTCCCTTTCATACTCCTGTTTATTGGGGGTTTTTAGAAGTTCCTTCTTATCTAATGAGTAAGTAGGTAAATCTTGATTCAATAAGGAATTAGGTCCAAATGTTTTGGATAATCTTTGCCATATTGTTAGATTTTCGTTGTTGTTTTCCATATAAAAAAATTAATTATAAAAATAAATATCTAAATACTTTAATAGTTTATATTGGTGATACCGAAATATTCCATTTAGAACTTAGGTAATTATTTGTGTTATTTAGTTCTGTAGTTGATAAAGCCCTACTATATGCTAATACATCAAATAAGAATCCATTGTAGTAGAATTGTGGTGATCCTGCAGATATGCTTGTGTAAGAAACGCCCAAGAAAATATAACTGATCAACGATGATGTAGTTGTTCCAACATTTGAAATAAATGTTAGAGTTTGATCAACCCCATCCACATATAATTTTAATTTGTCTGAATTTGTAGAACCACTTCCATTAAAAACCAAATTTATAATATGTGGGTTCGTATTGACCGTTCCTCCCGTTGCAAAACCTCCGGCTATACCAACATTAAAAGTACTTCCACTTTGTCGTATATAAGACGCATCCAATCCGGTATTTCCATCTTCACCCCCTTGTATGTATTGTTGGGTTGTATCTTTATTCAATGTTTTGGCAACTAATATTAAAGTTTGACCTGATTTACTTGATAGATCTGTAAGTGGATTTACACTCAAACCATCACTTGTTCCATTGAAATAAACCCCACCTAATCCATTTTGTACGTTACTCCACCATTCAGGAGCCGGACCAGAACCTCCACCAATAGGATTGGCGTTGTGTGCAGATGCCGAGGAATCTGACCATTGGTTGAATGTATCCCCACTATCCGGGGTAGGAGTAAAATAAGAAGATAAATCTCCCTTATAATATATTTCGAGAGTCGGATCTGAAGGGACAATTACTTGTGTTGTGGTAGGTGTTGGTGTTGGAGTTTTAGTTGGAGTAATTGTATTTGTTGGTGTTATTGTGTTTGTTGGAGTTTGAGTTGGTGTTACCGTTGGGGTTGATGTATTAGTTGGGGAAGGTGGTAAATCAGTTGGGGTTGGAGTTTGGGTTGATGTTATTGTATTAGTTGGTGTTTGAGTCGGAGTGTTAGTTATTGTTGGAGTAACTGTATTCGTGTTGGTTGGTGTTATCGTCGGAGTTGGAGTTGGTGTAGATGAAGGTGGTATAACAGGTAATATCAAATCAACTGGACATATACAAGTTGATGCCGTATAACCTAATACATCAAAACTAGAAACACATTCGCCAGGTAATAAAATTGGATTTAAATTGAAAGTATGTGTATGATCATTATTATTAATTGTTTCTGTTCCATAATAAACTGTACCCAAATCTCCATATGCCACACCTGAAATTATATAATCACACAACGCATTTGTTGGGTCACTAAACCCACTATTATTCCATAATGATAAGCTAAAATTAGAACACCCACCCAAATTTACTTCTAAATATTGTGTAGTTATTGGGCAAGTTGAAGAAGGTGTCAGTGTGATCGTATTGGTTGGTGTCAAAGTTATCGTAGGAGTATTAGTTGGTGTTGGAGTAATTGTGTTAGTTGGAGTATTAGTATTAGTTGGTGTAGGTGTAATTGTATTAGTCGGCGTACTTGTAGGATCTGGCTCAGGAGTACGACTCATGGTAATTGTTGGTGTAACACTTATTGTTGGAGTAATAGAAGGAGTCGGTGTAGGTGTGCTAGTTGGAGGTAAAGTTGTTGTTGTCGTTGTGGGAGATTCTCTATGTCGGTCTGGTGGTGAACCTATTTTTCCGGCGAAATCAGGTTCAAATATTTTAGCGCTAAGCATCGGTTGACCCCCAACAATTAATCTTGTACCTGTCAAAATTTTTCCCGATCTTTTTCTTAAATCTAATCCCATTTCACTTTAATCATAAATATTATCTACCACCAAATAACCACCCGTACTTCTCGTAATCAGATCTACTAGGAGCACTACTATCTCTTCTTGAATCAAATGAAATATTTGGCATTGTTGGGTTAAAACTAATAACATCTTTAACCGATTCATTATTAGTTACAGTCCAAGATTCAATCATTGATTTTGTATGTTCTGTTACTCTTTCCAAACTTGAAAAGGATGATTCACCAACGTAGAGTGCCATTGCAATGGACATGATTAAGTCATCATGATGACCTTTTTGGTGAT